CAAGGCGATTTACGAAGAAGACTTTAACCGTGCGGCCATGGAGGATCGGGACACTGCGAGTGTGCAGTTCATCCCGGACATGGGGGTCTAAATGGCCTACGCAACTGGCAAGTTTTCATACGGGCTGTGCGACTACTGTGGGCAGCGGTATGCCTACAACACCCTGCGCAAAAACTGGCAGGGGTATATGGTCTGCCCGGACGATTATGAGCCGAAGGAGCCGCAGCTTGAGCCATTGCGTTACCGAGGGGACGCGATCGCTCTGCGCGATCCACGGCCCGACAGAATTGAACCGGTGTCCGTGTTCGTTGGCGCTCCGGGCTTTACTGCTTTCCAAAGCTACGGTACGGCGCGTAATACGAACGATATGCGCCCTTACATTGAAGGGCAGGCTTTGATTGCCCAAGGCGTAGTGGGGTCAGTTTCGGTGGCTACATCATGACGTACGACGAATTAGTCACGAACATCCGTAACTACACCGAGGTGAACGCTAACGTGTTCACCAATGCGGTGATCAATACGTTTATTACGATGGCGGAGAACCAGATTCTCCGCGAGATCGACCTGGACGTGTTCAAGCTCGAAGTGTCGGGAAACATGACCTCGGGCAACAAGTTTTTGACTGCACCGAGCGACATTTTGACGCATCGGTACATGATGATTACGTCCGGAACCAACCAGATCTTCCTGGATTTCCGTGATACGTCGTTCATGAAGGAATACTGGCCAAACGGGGCCACCACCGGTACACCAAAGTACTATTCGGTGTGGGATCAAAACACGTTCTACATTGCCCCGACGCCGAATGCGAATTTTTCCGTCGAACTGGGGTATATCTACCGTCCGGCCCAGTTGTCTTCAACTACGCCGACGACGTGGATCAGCACCAATGCGCCGGAAGCCCTGCTTTATGCCTGTCTTATTCAGGCCTATAGCTACACCAAGGGTCCGGACAACATGCTTCAGTACTTCACGAATTCGTATCGTCAGGCGATCCAGGGCCTCGGCATCGAGCAGCAGGGACGTCGCCGACGCGACGAGTACCGCGATGGTATGATTCGCTTGCCGCTTAAATCGGAGTCGCCCGGCCCATGATTAATGTTTCATCTCCCGTCCTAGTCGGCGGGGTACAAGTCCAGACCACCCAGAGTCGTGGGTGGACGACGGAAGAGCTTGCCCAACGGGCGGCCGACAAGATTGTCTATGTAGGCGATCGGTCTCACCCGGCCATCCGTGAGCAGGCACTGGCGTTCAAAGAAAGCGTGAGACAGGTGGTTTCCTTTTATTTGAAGGAAGCCGTCGAGCAAGACCGGATCACGGTGGCTAATAAGCTCCGTGAGGCGGGACACCCAGAGCTGGTCCATTTGTTAGGAGAATAGAGATGGCATTTTCAGGCAACTTTATGTGCACCAGCTTTAAGGTAGAGCTGATGCAGGCTGTGCACAACTTCACCGCAAGCACGGGCAACACCTTTAAGCTCGCGCTGTACGACAACAATGCCTCGTTTACGGCGGCGACCACCGCGTACACGTCGAGCAATGAGGTCGGTAACTCCGGCACGTACTCGGCTGGTGGCGGTACGCTGACAAACGTCACGCCGACTTCAAGCGGCACGACGGCGTTTACGGACTTTGCGGACCTGTCGTTCACGAGCGCGACGATTACGGCCTACGGTGCGTTGATTTACAACGACACGGCGGCGGGGGATCCGGCGGTTTGCGTGTTGGACTTCGGCGGTGCAAAGACCTCGACTAACGGCACGTTCACGATCATCTTCCCGACGGCAGATTCGACCAGCGCGATCATCCGCATCGCCTAATTAAGAGGCGGAAGTGACCGATGCTGTCGTTGCCTTCCAGGGGTGGAACGCTTCCGGTGTAGGCTGGGGCGACGATCCTTGGGGTGAGAGCCTCGCGGCACTTCCGACGGGGACGGGCGCTGTTGGCTCGGTTGTTGTTGCAGCCGATGCCAACGCCAGCGTAACCGGGCTTTCTGCTATCGGGGCCGTAGGCTCTGTAGTCGTTGAAGCAGGAAGCGATGTCAACGTAACCGGGCTTTCCGCCACAGGAGCCGTAGGCACTGTAGCCATTACCGGCACAAGTGTGGTGTCCGTAACGGGCCTCGCTGCTACAGGTGAAGTCGGCACCGTTGTTGTTGAAGCTGCCGCCAATGTCTCTCTTACTGGCGTTCAAGCTACGGGTCAGGTCGGTGATGTCCTGGTCGTTCAGGACATTGACGTTAACGTCACCGGAGTATTTGGCACAGGCGAAGTCGGCACTGTCACGGTTTCCGCCGCTGGCTCGGTCGACGTCACGGGCGTCTCTGCTACGGGGGACGTGGGCTCCGTAGTTATTGGCATTGGAGTCCCTGTCACCGGGGTTTCTGCCACCGGCTTTGTTGGAACCGCAGCGGTAACAGGCGACGCCAATGTCACCCTGACGGGTGTTTCTGCCACCGGCTTCATTGGTCAGGCCACTGTTGCCGCTGGCGCAGTGGTAACAGTCACAGGTGTTTCTGGAACCGGTCAAATCGGGGCGGTTTCGACCACCGCAGGTGCAAATGTTCTTCTTACCGGCGTTTCTGCCACAGGCCAGGTTGCAAATGTTCTGGTCTGGGGAGTCATCAATGACAATCAAACCCCTGATTGGGTTATAGTCAACGATGGTAATACGATGGTCTGGACGCGGGTGCTTACTTAATAGGACGGAATCATGGCTAGTACGTATTCAACCAACCTGAAGATCGAGCTGCAAGCGACCGGCGAAAATTCCGGCACCTGGGGTACGATCACCAACACCAACCTCGGCACCGCGCTCGAGCAAGCCATCGTCGGCTACGGCAACCCAAACTACGCCTCCGACGCTAACCTGACGTTGACCTACACGGACACCAACGCCGCACAGGCGGCTCGTGCGCTGGTCCTCAACGTCACTTCGGGCGTGAGCCTCACGGGCACGCGCGAACTGGTCGTTCCGACGATCCAGAAGCAGTACATCGTCCAGAACAACACGACCGGTAGCCAAAGCATCACGGTCAAGACCTCTGCCGGCACCGGCATCACGGTCCCGAACGGTCGTAAGGCACATCTTTACGTCAACGGCACCGACGTCATCTACATGGATGACTACGTAGACATCAACGGCGGTGCGATTGACGGCACGCCGATCGGCGCGAACAGTGCCTCGACGGGTGCATTTAGCACGTTGTCTGCTTCGGGTAACGTCACCCTCTCCGGCGGCACCGCCAACGGCGTGTTGTATCTGGACGCCAGCAAGGTAGCGACGAGTGGATCGGCTGTTACTTACAACGGCACGACGTTTACCACGACTGGCGCTGCAAACTTTGCAACGTCGTCTGGGAATGTTGTCGTTGGCGCAACCTCTATTTCTGGTTGGCCGAACGGAAAGTTATTAGTCAAACAATCAAATGCAGGCGTTGACGGCGGATTTTCAGTAACTTCATCTTCAAATGCCAATACAACCTATTTCAGCCACACCGGAACGCTTGCTGCTATTGGTGCTGATTACGGAAGTGGCGGCTCATATACCCCGCTAACTTTCCTTACCGGCGGCTCCGAACGGATGCGCCTTGACACCACCGGCAACCTCGGCCTTGGCGTGACGCCGGGGGCTTGGGCAGGAAAAGCAATCCAGATCGGAACATATAGTGGTTATGGCATTGACGGAAACGGCAATGCGTTTATGGCGAATAACGCCATAAATACTTCTTCTAGTAGTTATGTTTATGCCGCAAGTAGTTTAGGAGCAACTCAATACAGGCAGGCTTTTGGCGTACATTCTTGGTACACCGCCCCCTCCGGCACCGCAGGCAACGCGATCACCTTCACGCAGGCGATGACGCTGGATGCGAGTGGGAATTTGCTGGTGGGGACGACGAGCTCGCCAGCATATGGATCAAAGTTGCGTGTTGAAGGCGGCATTGAAACTTTCGCTCCGCAATTTAATGTGGCGTCCGGCACAAGCGCACAATTTGAGTTAGTTAACAGATCTGCATCAGCAGGCTTTGATTTTTACGTCAACAGTGGTGGAATACTTGCCGCCCGCATCCCAGCCGCTGGTGGCATGGTAGTAGGTACCGCAGCCCTCGCAACCAGCGCAACTGACGGATTCCTCTACGTCCCAACCTGTGCAGGCACACCCACGGGCACGCCGACAACGCAGACTGGCACTGCACCTATCGTCGTTGACACCACGAACAACAAGCTGTACTTCTA